GTAACTATAAAATATATTGGTTTCTGGTATAGTGTTGTACTAGGAGCAATAGTAACTATAATTCTATACAATTTACTACTGAGGATTTTATGATAATTGGTGTTTGCGGACTAATAGGATCAGGCAAAGGGACCGTTGCCGATATATTAGTGGAAGATTACGGTTTTGAAAAGATATCTTTCGCTGACAAACTCAAAGATGGCATTGCGTCTGTTTTTGATTGGGATAGGGAGATGTTAGAAGGTGTTACTAAAGAAAGTAGAGAATGGCGTGAACAGCCTGATGAATTTTGGTCAAGCGAAATGGGAAAACCCGTTAGTCCGAGACTTGTTTTACAGTTGTTTGGTACCGATTGTATGCGTAACGGTTTTTACGATGGTGTTTGGGTTAGTCTTGTAAAGAAAAAGATACTAGAAAATCCAAATACTAATTTTGTGTTGCCTGATACACGATTCAAAAATGAAATACAAATGATACGTGATCTAGGAGGCAAAATTTGGTGGGTTCGTAGAGGCGAATTACCAGAATGGTGGATGACTGCTATAAAAACAAATTTATGTCCTGAAAATGAAATTTATCAGTTGTATGATGCCGAAGAATTGATGGAACAAAAATACCCAGATATACATCCAAGTGAATGGGCATGGGCCGATAAAATTGAAAACTTTGACCGTGTGTTCTACAATGAAGGAACTCTACAAGATTTAAAATCAGAAGTCAATAAAGTAATAGATAGAAGGCTTTAGATAGCACTATATATCAAAGTAAAGCGTGGGTTAACTACGAACATAACTAAAAAAATGCCACTTTTTGTTGAATTTGTATAAATAGTTGTAAGTACTCAAACTAACTCATTTAACAAAGGAGAGACAAATAATGGCTACTTTAGTATCACCGGGTGTATCGGTAACAGTTGTAGATGAATCACAATACGCGGCTGCAACCCAAGGCACCCTACCTCTAATCGTAGTAGCAACAGCGAGTAATAAACTAGATGCCTCTGGCACTTCTATTGCTCCAGGAACTATTCCTGCTAACGCTGGTGTTGCTTACTTAGTATCCTCACAACGAGAACTAGTTGAAACTTTTGGTGTACCAAAATTTTATCAAGTAGGTGGTTCAGTTGTACAAGGATCTGAATTTAATGAATACGGTCTATTGGCCGCTTACCAATACCTAGGTGTTTCAAGCAATGCTTACATTCTACGCGCTGATATCGATCTAGCAGAACTACAACCTACATCTGTTGAACCAGCAGGTGAAGTAGTTGACGGTACATACTGGCACAATGTTGCTACTTCTGACTTTGGTATTTTCCAATACGAAGCAGGCGTTTGGGTCAAAAAAGAACCACTCGTTCTAACAGATGAACCAGGAACAGGAAATGTAGAAAACGTATTCGATGGTTTGGCAGCACCAGTTGATTCTTATGGATCAGCAGGAGATATTGCTGTTGTTACATCAGTTGACCGTATTGGTTACTATATAAAAGAAAACACAAGTTGGGTTCTACTAGGCGACGGTTCTGTGAGTGACTTCCAGTTCAACGCTTTTGCTCCAACTACTAAGTCTGACGGTGTTACACTACCATCTGACGGTGATGTATATGTTCGTCTAACAGCACAAGGTGGCGGTTTAGACCTTAATGTAAGTTACTACAGTTCTGCTCTAGGTTACTTCACAGGTGTACAAGCACCAATTTATATGCTAGATGACCAAGCAAGTGCGGTACTACAAGATCAAAACGATATCTATGTACGTTACAACGATACACTAGGGTTCGTTGAAATCCGCCGTCATACTGGTCTAACACAAACGTCAATAACTTCCAATGTGGTACCTAACATTGGTGATATCACTGCTGATTTTTCTGTTGAAGGTGTGCAATTCGTTTTCACTAACGCTACACTAGACGCAGTTATTTCACAAATGCAAGCGAATCCTCAACTTAACGCACAAAATGTACGTATTGAGAAGATTGGTACTAACCGTGTACGTTTCACACGCACAGACGGTCTAGAACTAAACATTGATTTTGCTTCTGGTAGAGCAAGCATGGGCTTCGCTGTGTCACTAAACTCTGTTAGTGTTTGGGAAAATCTTTCTTATGTCGCTGAGACTGAAGTACCAAAAGGCGAAATAGAAGAAGGCGCACTATGGTTCGATGCTGACCTAAAAGTTGAACTACTACGTAACGAATACACCGGTGGCGTATTACAATGGGTACCATACGCTTGGTCTGAAGATTCTTTAGGTGCTGCGCAGGCAGAACTACAACTACGTAGTGCAATGCCAACAACACGCAAAGATGGTCTAAGTCCTCTAGTACAAGGTGACGTTTGGGTAGATAGCGATTCTAACCCTTACCCAGAAATTCACGTATGGAACGGCTCACAGTGGGTTAAACTAGATAACGCTGACCAATCATCTGTTAACGGTGTTATTTTCTCTAACTACTCACATGATGCTCCATTCGATGAAACAGGTACTCCTGTATCTCGTGACATTCATCCTGACACTGCAAATCCTGAACTACTACCAGAAAACATTCTAATGGTTAACATGGATTACACTACTTACAACGTTAAGCAATACATTGACGGTAAGTGGGTATGGGTATCAGGTGTTGAATTGGACGGTTCTGGTCGTTTCGGTGATCGTGCTGTTCGTGGTATGGTAGTAGAAGCAATGCAAGCGGCGGTAGCAGGCAATGAAGGCATTCGTGCTGAAGCCACTTACTTCAACTTGATTTCTGCTCCTGGTTACCCTGAACTAATGGACGAAATGATTGGTCTAAACAAAGACAAGAAAGAAATCGCTTTTGTTATTGGTGATGCACCACTAACTCTAAGTGATGACTCTACTGGTCTACAGAATTGGGCTCAGGATAGTCTAACTGGTGAAACTTATGCGGCAGTTTACTACCCACACGGTCTGTCTACTGACCTTGAAGGTAACGATGTTGTAATGCCATCGTCTGCTATTGCTCTACGCACCGTAGCATTCTCTGACCAAGTATCTTACCCATGGTTTGCACCAGCAGGTCTGACTCGTGGTGTTGTATCAAACGCTTCACAAGTTGGTTACGTAAACGATGAAAACGAATTCGTTCGTGTTCGTCTAAGCGAAGGTCAGCGTGACGTTTTATACACTAATCGTATGAACCCAATTGCTGATTTGCCAAACCAAGGTCTAGTCGTTTACGGACAGAAAACTCTACAAGGTTTCGCATCTGCTCTTGACCGTGTGAATGTGGCTCGTCTAGTGAACTACATGCGTTACAACTTGGATCTACTATCTCGTGGATTCTTGTTCGAACAGAACGACCGTATCACTCGTGATAACATTCGTGATGCAGTTGAACGTTTCTGTGGTAACCTAGTATCGCAACGCGCGCTATACGATTTCTTGGTTGTATGTGACGAAACGAATAATACTCCAGCACGAGTAGATAGAAACGAGTTGTGGGTGGACGTGGCAATCCAGCCGGTGAAATCGGTTGAATTTATCTACATTCCACTGCGTATTCGTAATACAGGCGAATCATTATCGTAAGATAATTAATTCAACTAACAAAAAGGGACGATTATTCGTCCCTTTTCCATATATACTTTTCGTTACCGCAATCCCATATTCTGTCATATCCTTGAAGTTTTCTGTTTTCCCATTCAGTCAATGATTGGTTATCTGATTTGTTTTTTCTTAATGAGTATCTATGTTTTCTAATACACAATTTTGTATCGGTGTACCAGTAATTTACGCCTGTAAACTTGTCAAACTTCATCCCAATCTGTTTGTATACGTTGCCGGTATTCCAACGCAAATCGGAATAACTGAAGATTTCATTGTAGTCAAAGTTATTAATAAAATACTTGAATAGTTTTCCCGCAGCCCCCACAACACTTTTATCTTTGTGGACACAAAAACGAGTTAGTTCCAAACCATTACTATTTCCTTTACTAGCGTTTGATTTTGAAAAGCACATTACACTTACAAGTTCATCATTATGATATAAGCCTAATTTGTATTTTGAGTTGACATATCCTTGAATATGATTGTTATCAACGAAATTTTTGGCTGTACTGGCGTCTATCTCTTGTACAATGCATTTTCTGGCATAAATTTTTTGTTCTGTGTCTAATACCAATTTGTGTTTTAATCTTGCTTTTACGATATTTTTTTTGTGTATCCACTCGTCCTCAAATATGGTAATAAGTTGGTATCCTTGTTCTCTGGCGAGTAATAGTTTTTCGTGATGGTATTTTTTATCTTTACGTATATCATTGTGCCAATATAAACCGCAGTACTCAATTGCTACTTCTAATTCTGGAAGGACGATATCTAGTTCTTTAGGCGCAATAACAGTCCGGTCATTTTCTAATACCGTGCCGTTATAAATTGATTTAACATAATCTACTATTTCTTTTTCTGCTGCACTTCCTTTTGTTGAAGACCCACAACATACTCCGCATGGTGTACCAAAATTTCTTGCCCTATACTTGAATGTTTCGCTCGGTAGAGATTCTGATATACCGCAATCATTACATGTGAATGCCACAATAGAGTTGGGATTGTCGTATGTATCTAACTTTTTTTGACTCGGATCAACAATAGAATCAATGTGTACACGATCTAGTGCTAGTTTTTCATATACATCTAATTTCTTTTTTAACGATTTTGCTCTTGCTTCGTCGGATAGCGCATAATGCTCAACACCGTATCGGTCAAGTAGCGATTGTTTAACTTTCGCCTGGTGATCGGGCAATTGTGATGGATTATCTACGCCGTATTTTTCTTTGAGAGTTTTTCTTCCTTTCGTATTTAAGTCTGATGCGCGATTTTTAATACTATCCAGTGACTTGGAACTAACTAGCATTCCGTATCTGTCCATCATAGTGCTGTGGCGTTTTTGTACTATGTCGGGATGAGAGAATGGATTCTCAGTTCCATACTTTTTTATCATTGTGGCTTTTGCTTTTTCGTTTCGTTCGTTGTAAGTTCCATTTTGTCTCAGTAGGGCTGCCGAGCATGAGTATGAGCATGTGGTCTTGCGGATATCGTTCAATTTTCCTGAACATATAGGACACAACGGTTCAGAATCCAAGTCTTGTAGAATGAAAGCAATACCTTCATTTAAGTTGTATGATGGATACTTTTCTGCTATCCATTCAACATATTCAGAATTCTCTTTAATTTTTCTTGATCGCCATTTTGGCGCAATAGATTCTAAAAATTCTTTAATCTCAGTACGCATATGTGATTCCTTAATAGTATGTGATTAATACTATTTAGTAATTATATTATAAAACAAGTGATAAATCAACACTTACTAGAATGCCGTAATTTAATTTTCGTTGATATGGTATCGACGGTTTTAACACATGTACCCCACCACATAGCCACAAGTAGTGATAAGTTTACGGGAATATACACAAAATGTATATAGATTGGATTGAGTGTTGCTCGGTCAAATATCTTATGGAATGGGTGATCAGAATCAAATATAGTCTTTGCTATTTCAACTAGTTGTTGTAGTTGAAGTGTGTTACCAATAAGCGCAAAGAAGTTATACCAAACGGCTGCTCCAACACCTAGAGTCAAAAGAATACGAACCCACACTGATAGTTTCTGATAGTTATCAGTAAACGCAATACCAAATGCAGTAGACATGATAACGATGTAAAAAGTCCAAATACTGTTTCGGTTGTTTTGTACTTGGTGTATCAGTGTAATTATCTGGTCTTCCATGTAGTTATTTATGATAATAATTAAATACGAACATAATATTTTAGGTTAGTGATAAATAGTTATATGAAAGCAATTGCTTCTGTATAAACTTTTTTAGGAGACATGAAAAATGGCAAGAACACTACAGAACTTTGGTGTACCAACGGAAGGTCAGACTGCTGGCGATGGTATTGGTATTCTACAACCTAAACTTAGTTACCGCTTCCGAGTAATCGTTACTGGATTTGGTGGCACCGATGTTAGTTCATCAAAAGAATTTACCCGTCAAGTTATTAACGTAACTCGTCCGAAGATTGACCATGAACCAATCGTAATTGATTCATACAACTCTCGTATGAACATGATGGGCAAGCACACTTGGCAACCAATCACATTGGAACTACGTGATGATATTGGTAACCAACTAACTAAACTAGTAGGTAATCAACTTCAAACACAATTAAACCACAGAAATCAACATGGTCCAGCAGCAGGTACAAACTACAAGTTTGGTATGCTAGTTGAGATTCTAGATGGTAACAGTGGTGTTCCAGTTGAACAGATTCAACTAGAAGGTTGTTTCTTGAGCAACGTTGATTACACACAAACTGACTATTCATCTTCTGAGCCAGTACGTATCAGCATGACAGTACATTACGACAACTGTATCTTTGTTGACGAAGAAATCATGCCTGCTGCCGACAAGTTTACAAACAATTCTTCACTATTGGGTTAATAGGTTAGTAAACTATGCCAAAAAGTTCAGATGGAAAGAAGTTTTTAGCAGGAAGTAATAATGCGGCAGCCAAGTGGGGCTTTGATAGCCCCTCAGGTGCTGTCCTTACTTCTGTTCCTAAACTTGCGGGTCAATACTTTGTTAAGATGTATGGTGAGAAAAATCTTAACCATATGTCAGGTAAAGTTAAAAATGTATCCGAGGTTACAGTACAAATGGAAACGCAATCTGTTGACCGTTACGGTAAACGTGTGCATGTTCCGACCCGTGTTGATTTTCCATCCGTAACTATAACATTATATGACACAGTTGATGGAGAAACATTTAAACTAGTAAGTGATATTTACGAAAAATATTTTTTCAACAACTACAATAATGAAGATTCAGGTAATATAGATTCTACTATCAGGGACGTGAATTCCGGACGAAAATCAACATCTTGGGACACGCCCGAATTTCATTTTTTTAACAAGATAGAAATTTATCACTTCTTTGGTCAAGGTCAGCGAGGGGAGTTGGGTTCATATTTCGGCGCAAAGGAAGTACAACGTGACGCACCTGCTAAAATTCAAAAGATTGTCCTAATCAATCCTATGGTTACGGCCATTACATTTGACCAAAACGATTACTCTACAAGTGAAGTAAAAACTATTCAGTTACAATTACAACCTGAAAATGTTTTTGTGCGCTCGGAAAATGTAAGTGTTGACGCTCCTGATTGGATGGAGAAAGGCATGAGTATTGCTAGAGAGGTATTACTTAACGGTGATTCACCACGTAGTACACCTCTAACATATGAAGAACTAACACGATTATACGAAGGTCTTGATAGACTTGGTATTCAAACTGATAGTGACACATTTACTGCTGGTGGGGCAGAAATACCAAGTTTTGGTAACTTAGTAGCCAACAATCCTGGTGCTCGTGGTTATGGCGGTGATAATATATTAGATGCGTTTCAAGATGAACTTATAAATGCTGTATTCAATGGTAAGAAATTTAGCATGAAAAACATAGGTCAGAATGTTCTCCAAGGCATTCTGGGCAATAAAGGTCTTAGTGATATACAATCACTTAAACCTACATCAACAAGTCGTTTTGGATTTATAGGTGATATAGTTCGTGATGGTGTTCGCAATTCATTGTTGAATAATAACACTGCTTCTCCTCTAGGAGGTTTTGCAGGAATTGGTTCCCCTACAGTAGGCAGAGCAACGACTGGGAGTGTAATACCACCGTCTGCGCCACAACCTGCTTCGCCACAACAGCAAATTCAAGGACAACGAGTAATATCTGCTACAGAGATAGGTAAGATAAAAGAAATTACTAATAAACCGACAGGACAGTAATAATGGATATCAATATATTAGTTGCGCAAATTAAACGACAAGGGTATACCCAATCACAGTCTGAAACATTAGCAAGACAACTAATGTCTGTGGCTAGAAATTATGGAATTAACCCGTATGAGTTGGTGAAAGAAATTGAAGGCAAAATTGAATTCAACGATTTAGGCGGATTCATACTAAACAACACCAGAACACAAGGTTATGTGACTGGTAAAATGAAGAAATCAAAACCTAACTTATACATACAAAGATCAATCTTTAAGTAATGGCAAAATATCATCAAGGTAGATACGCAATAATAAATGAAGCAAAGTATGCAGGCAAAGGCACCCCAACATTTCGTTCATCCTGGGAAAATACATTCATGCAATTCTGCGACAATAACCCTAATGTGTTGTCATGGGCAAGTGAACCTGTAAGAATACCCTACCTTCACCCTATTACAGGCAAAATGACTACATACGTACCTGATTTTATAGTTGTTTATCTTGATGCAAAAGGCAAGAAACATGCCGAACTTATCGAAATAAAACCCCTCAACCAAAGTGATCCGCAATATGCACGTTCTCAAGGTCAACAAATGCAAACTGCTATCAACTATGCTAAATGGGCGGCAGCAGAAGACTGGGCAAAAAAGCGTGGTATGAAATTTAGAATACTAACAGAACATGATATTTACATGAATGCTAAAAAACCCAAACCAAAAGGAACACGTAGGGCACCAAGAAAGAAAAAATAAAGATATACAAAAATTTAAACAAATGTCGTATTTGTGCTAAAAGTCTCTCAAAAATATAAATAAAGATACAAGATGTAAATTTTTTGAGAGGAGGTTTACGCATGTTTAATATTGATGGTTTAGACACCACAGTTAAGGTTATATCCCTTATTGCTGGTTTAAGCAGCGCCACAGTCGGTGCTCATAATATATACAGTACTTATTTTAAAGGTGGTCCAATATTGGAATGGGCACCTGACCATTTTCAAGTATCATCTGGTCCAAGTAATGGGGATTTTGATGTTACAATAGCAAGACAAAAATTTCGTGATGATTGCTCTGTCACAGGGTTTAACATTGAAGTAAAAGACGATAGATATGTTATCCATCGTGCAATTCCTAGTATCGCAACGTGGTCTGGTCCTGCCAATGATAAAGTCGATAAATTCGGATATTCATTTACAATATCAGAAGAGCAAGGAGAAATTAATCCAGGCAACGCAATGATGTACGCTTACATAGATTACGTTTGTCCTGAAGGTCCTACTCGTGTTCATTATCCTGACCATGAGAACCTAGAGTTTGTGATATTTGAGGCTGACCCAGAGTTGGATAAAGAGCAAATGGTTGCGAATAACGAATAAAACGTGTACAATCATAAAAGATAAATACCTCATAGTTAAAACCATGAGGTATTTTTTATGACTAAAAAATTAGAAGAAGTATTTGGAATGATCCCGGAAGAGGATGACGAAAGTATTGTGAATGATGTGCTAGACGCATACAACGATGATAGACTAGCATCTAAACACGATTTAGAAGATAGAACCCCAGAACAAACTCCTACAATAGAAGAATCAAAATCTATGATGGCAGTAATAGAGGAATCTATGAGTGAAACAGACAAGATAGATTCAGCATTACCGTCAGTCAGTGACCTAAACGAACATGATGGAGATATGGACGAGATTCATAAAAAGGCAATGGACACATTCAACGACTTAGTTGATTTGGGTATGAATGTTGAAGTACATGCCGGAGCGAAACTATTTGAAACTGCCAACCAAATGCTAAAAACTGCGATGGAAGCGAAGGATTCTAAAGTAGACCGTAAATTGCGTATGATTAGTTTACAATTGCAGAAGGCAAGGCTTGACCACGCAATTGAAAAAGAAGAAGCAAAACAAAAATCATTAGAAGGTGATGAGATAGAAACCGAAGGTAAGGTTACTATAGACCGTAACGAACTACTAAAACGAATCGCCAAAGCAAAAAATTTAAAAGGAGAATAGCATAATGGCTAAAATAAGATTTAATAATGTAGAATTAACAAAATCAGTGGGTACTACTTCAGTGATACCGCCTGTTGTTTGGGCGGAACAAAAGATATTAGCAAGTGATGCCGCAGGTAACGATGCTTTTGGTTCGACCGTTGCTATGTCCGAAGATGGCACAACGGCTATAGTTGGAGCATATGTTGAAGACGCAACAGGATTTAGCGATGCAGGCTCAGCGTACATCTTTACTCAAGTCGGTGGGATATGGCTAGAGGAACAAAAACTTATAGCGGGTGATCCCGAAGGCGGTGGTTATTTCGGTTGGGCAGTAAGCCTTTCAGGTGACGGTAACACCGCCATTGTCGGAGCCTACGGCGAAGATACTGTAGGAGCAGAGGCTGGCGCTGCCTACATCTTCACTCGTTCAGGAGGGGTTTGGACACAGCAACAAAAACTTCAAGCGAGTGATATAGAACAGTATGACCGTTTCGGTTATTCAGTATCAATATCCAGTGACGGTAACACTGCTATCATTGGTGCTTATGGCGAATCCGCCGGTGGTATTTTAGCGGGTGCCGCTTATATCTTCACACAATCAGGCGGTGTGTGGACAGAACAACAGAAGATACTGGCAAGTGATGCTCAAGCAAGTGATAATTTCGGTTGGTCCGTATCTATTTCTTCCGATGGTAATACAGCGATAGTAGGTTCATATGGTGAAGACACTGGCGGTTCTCTTGCAGGCTCAGCATATATGTATACTCGTTCTGGTGGTGTATGGACACAACAACAAAAGATTCAGGCAAGTGATGTTCAAGGAGGTGACCGTTTCGGGTACACGGTTAGTATGTCAAGTGATGGTAATACTGCTATCATTGGCGCTTATCACGAGGACACTGGCGCTTCTGGTGCAGGTTCTGCTTATATCTTTACACAATCTGGTGGTGTGTGGACACAACAACAAAAGATTCAAGCAAGTGATGCAGAAGCAACTGATTATTTCGGATACAAGGTTAGTATGTCAAGTGATGGTAATACTGCTATCATTGGCGCTTACCTCGAGGACACTGGGGCTATTTCCGCAGGTGCTGCTTATATCTTCACTAGTTCAGGTGGTGTATGGACACAACAACAAAAACTTCAAGCGAGCGATAAAGGAGAGGACGATAGATACGGCTCCAGTGTTTATATTTCAGGCGACGGTACTAAAGCCATTGTAGGATCTCCGCGTGAAGATGCTCCACTCGGAAACCAAGGCGCCTCTTATATATATATGAAATTCAATAAAATCTTCCTAAATGATAAATAAGTGTATAAGTGCAAATTCGTTTTTGGAGATTTAATAAATGAAAAGTTTTAGAGAATTCTTAACAGAATCTTACAAAGAATACGAACTAGTTATCCGTTTTGCTGGAAAACTAGAAGAAGTCGATGTTGACCGTATTGAAAGATTCCTAGAAAAATATGACCTACGCTCAATTTCTAGCGTAAAAGTAACACCAATCACAAAGAACCCACTATTCTTTGATGATGTACAAAACACAGAAGTATCAAAGGTTGAGATTATCACTGGATATCCGATTGCTGCTGATATTCTAAGACAGCAACTAGCAGATTTGTTAGAAATGAACATAACACACATTATTGTTCATAAGCCAGGTATGGAACCTGCTGTTGAAGAGGATGTATCAGACGAGGATCAGCCTGCTCTACTAGACAGTGAATATGATGATGAATCAGATGATGGTAAGAGTTACGGTCGTAAATTCATTGATGATTTCCTAAACGGGTTAGAAAAGCGTGAAATGGCTACAGTTGAAAACGAGTTGAGTATTCAACCAAAAGCAGACCCTGCGCCAGAACAAATGAGTACTGAAGAAAAATCAAGTAATTCAGTCATTACAGGGAAAAGAATATGAAAAAGATAGACGAAACTAAACATTATAACTTAACTGTCACAGACCAAAATGATAAGTCTATTACAACTACTAACATGAGCACAGAACATCCTGACGAAATCTCTAGACTTCTAAAACTTTCCGGTGTTCAACAACCCGAAGTATCTGATTGTGGATGCGGCGGGGACGAAGTTACACTAGTTGACATGACAGAAGCACTATCTGCGGAACAGCGCCGTAAGATTGAAGACCGTCAATCAAAGAAAAAAGGTGATGACTGGTGGGATGATGAACCTAAGTCTAAAGTAAAACATATGAAAGGTCGTATCGGCAAAGATTACGATGCTGGAGAAGAAGTTAAGGAATCAGGTATGAATGAAATGGATAGAATGCGCAAACTTGCTGGTTTGCCGCAAAAAGAACAGGCACAAGAAGTAACAGAAGCAAGTAACCTTATCGGTGAATTTAATGATTTGGTTAAGGCTGCTATAGAAGATGCAGAAGAAGCAGGCGCTTATAGCGATGTTCGTGACGAAACAGTAGCACAAGCATATGACGCATTTTCAAAAGGCGACTTCGCCGGTGCGGCTGAAATGATTCTCGCAAACTTTTCTGACCAAGATGGCGGTGAAGTAAGTGCTATTGACAATATCTACCAAGACCTAGTGGATGACTTTAAATACATTGCTAATGCTACTAACGAAGCAAGCGGTGAAATGCCTCGTGCTGTATCAATTCACGATAAAGGTGTAGGCAAACACCGTGGTAACTTTGATTCACCAATAGATAGACACGTTGGCATGGGCGGTGATCCGGAAGATTTTGAAGACGATGATGAAAATGTTGACCGTGGTGCGGTCCGTTCACGTAAGATGAAAGAATCAAGCAATGACCCATACGAGTTCTATGATGGCGCCAAAGTTCGTCTAACAAAGCATTATGATGACCCTAGAAATCCTAACGCAGTATATACATTGTCACAATGGGACGCAGACAAGCAACGCGGTTGGATTGGTGATGAAAATGGCGAAGGCTGGTATGTAGATGCCGATCAACTCATACTAGTTGATGACGAAGATGATTACGACCCAGATTATTCAATGGGTCACAGACAGACCGAAGCAATTCTATCACCAGAAGAGTTCATGAAACGCGCTCCAAAAGATGGCAAGAAAAATAAACTTCAACGTGATGCAGAAGAAAATGATGCTATCGCTGGTATGGGCGGTGATCCAGACGATAAAAACGTTGACCGTGGCGCGGCTCGTTTACACAAGCGTGGTATGAAAAATGAAGCAGTTGGTCAGTTCGCAGAAGCATACTTTGACCTAATCGACCGTGTAGGCGGTGATGCCAAACTAGTAAACAACGAAGCACTTGCTTGGATGGGCGGCGGCGAACGTCAAGAAATGGCTGATGCTCACTATGATGGAACTGACCCATACGAGTGGGACCAATACATGAGTGATGACGATATTGCTAACACTATTACACGTTGGTTCAGCGGCGATGATATTAAAGAATTCGTTGACCACTTTGAACGTCACTACGATTTAGACAGTGAAGACCTTGAAGAAGCAGGTACATGTCCGAAATGTGGTTGTAACCCATGTGAATGTGACGACCTAAATGAAGGCGATTATGAACTGCCAAAACCAATATCTATCGGTGGCGGGTACACGTATGTTGTTACTAATGCTGACAGTGATTCTACAGAATTTGCTATTGTTAAAAATGGTCAACAAGTAGAGCAAGGTTGGTACGATAGAAACTCTGATGAAATTAACTTCCGCGGTGAATACCATGATTTGTCTCAATATGCTACTGTTGTTGACAAAGTAAAAGAGTTGATGGGTATCAAAGAAGGTACAAGTCGCCAAATGGCAGAAGAAATTAATCGTATGCGCAAAATCGCAGGTCTTAAAGAAAACATCTACGACTTTGGTGATGACGAAGACGAAGAAATGGAAGAACCAGAAGAGATAGAAGAGCCGGAAGAAGAAGACGAAGACATGTCAGAACCTACTACTCTAAATGCTCAAGATGAAGATCCTACAGACAATGAACCTGAGTTTGAAGGTTCTGCTCCTGCAGAAGTAGAAATCGAAGACTTCTCTAAGAAAACATTCTCTGGTATTCCAAAACAGAAGAAAGAACGTAAACCATCTAAAGGTGATAATCCACTAGATTATTCACTAGATGAAAGCGCAATCTTTGAATCTCTAATGGAAGAATTTGAGGAACATATGAAGGAAGCCAAACGCTCAAAAAAGAGCAAAGGTAAGCCTGGCTTTGTTGACGGAGAAAACGCAACCGAGTAAAAAGAACACAACCCTAGGACCGTTATAGTTTCGGCTTGTCCGTTTTCATCCTAGAAGTGTCAGTCGCCCACACTGTTGAACCACGATTCGCTACCGTGATTTCATAAAGTGGGCTTTTTTATGGCACCAAAAAGT